CAAACTTAATATTGTTAGGATTATCTTCATCAGGAATAGTTACTAAGTTAAACATTGTTATCAAACCTTTTAAGAAATCCCATTGCCCTATCTCCCCTCTTAATGTTTGTAAAAGAGAATTAGTTGTAACATATCCACTACCAATAGAAGCATTTGTAAATGACGTTTTTACAGGAGTAGTTAAGTCATACTGTCTACTAGCTGAAGATGCAACATCTACTTTATGCTCTTGCTGTAGGTAGTCTCCTGAATCAAGTACCGCAACAAAATTATAATTATGTATAGGTTCATCAACATTAGCTGAGAATACAGAAAATGTATTTAATAAAATTCCTCCACTATCATAATGACCCCATCTAGCACTTATAAGCGGATTACTAGCAGAATGATTTGTGTAATAACCTATCCCTTCTATATTGTATTGTGTGTTGTTGTTTGTAGCAACAAATCTATTATTAGACGAATCCCAACCTAAGTCTGTAGCAAAATTTATAGTATTCCATTCAAAATTAGTATATGAAGTTGTAAGGTATGCAAAAGGAGGTCCTACATTATAAGTAGCGTCAGTAACAATACCATCAGTATCATTAGCACCCCAATTAAAGTCCATATAAAGTTTCTTGAAGTCTGTAGTATCAAAGAAGTCTGATGAATAAGTAAAAGGAGTTGCTTCAAATATCCTATCTATAATATACTTTATGTTTATAAAAGGTCTGAATGAGCTTTCTAAGTTAGTTAGTAAAGGATTTCCTGAAGCACCTAAAACATATTGATGATTCCAATCTACAAAAGGATATTTTACTGAACTTGCACTTCTAAACCCTGATGTACTAGAATTTAAATAAGATACCCCTGAAACACCCCAAGTAAGCTGAATGTTTGTTAAATTATAAGCGTGTTCTAATTCTGAAAAATTTAAAGCTCTAAAATCTGAGTCTTTAAGGAAGTCTGCTAATGCTATTACTTCAGAGTAAAGATTAACATTATAGCTTATCTCTCCATTCTTATCTGTTATATCTAGCATTCTTAAATAACCCTCAAATAGAATAAAGCCATCTTGCTTTAAAACACATTGTGTCTTTCTGTAAGGGTTAAATAAAGGGCTACCACCTTCTAAGTGTCTAGTCACTTCAAACACTTGGTCAAATATTTTATTGTTTCTTTTTGTTGCAGGTAAATTAAAAGCCTTTGAATAAGACTGTACCTTCTCTGCTACATTTTTAAAGTCATCAACACTTAATGTTAAAGGTAAATCTTCATCTTCATATAAGTCTAAAATAACCTGACCATTTCCTAACGACTGAATATTACCACTAGGAATTATTGATGAAGGTAGAGTAGAGAATGAATCTATTTGAGTGTTGTCCGTTCCTACTATATTATAAGTAAATGCAATAGTCTGTATTGAAGATGTAGCAGTAAAAGATACAGTATGGGAACTAGAAGCATTTGCTAAAGTAATAGTTGAAACACTATTAAAAACAGTTCCTGTATATATACTAATATCCATTGTAGAAGTACCCGTTCCTGATGATGTTAATACATTTATCTCAACATCATAAGTAACTCCTATTGATAGATTAGATAGCTTCTGTATAATTCCTGAGTTATCTAAAAACAATAAAGCACCATTACTATTCTCAGCAGGAGCAATTGCACCTCCATATCTACCCCATTGATTGACTGTATTAGCCGTATCAAAGTGAAGGATAGCAGCCGTTAAACTTGAAAGTAATAAAGGCGTCTGCGAGTTTACATTGCTAAAATTTGTAGCATCTACTAAGAATTGTGTAGAGTTACCTGAAAGTGCATTAGAACCTCCATTAAAGCTTTGTGGATATACTATTAATTGAACACTCATTATACTGACTGTGTTCTAAGTGTTTTACTCTTTTCAACTTCAAAAGTGTATTGCATAAGTTTATCGTTCGCTACAGTCTTTTTAGTGTAGCTTGATGTTGTAAGCCTTACGGGACTTACATATGAATTAAGCACTACATCAGTTGCTTGTGTTTTGTATCCTTCAATAACATAAACTTCAGGACTATTTATAAGTTCTTCAAACCATTCAGATTCGGCTTCAGAAACAAAGTCTGTATTCATACTTATTTTTTCTACTGCATTAACTCTAAATGATTTCTTACCTCCTTTATATCCATTTACTTGATAAGTACTATCATTCCAAGTTCCCTCTATCTGTTGATATGTACTTCCTTTAGTTGAAATAGACTTAGTAGATTTCATATTAAAAGTGTAGTAATCCCAAGCCCCCCATTGGTTTAACCAAGTAAGTCTTACAGGCTCATAACCTTTAAGGGTAGGGCAGTTAATATTTATTGTAATTAATTCACTTACAGCGTCTTCTGAGTTATCTCTGCATAATATAGTGTAGTAAGATAGTGTCGGAATAGCTGCTGTGAAGGTAGAACTCCAATTCTTTAGATTTGCAGGGAAGCAACCCAAATGAAGTGCTTGGTTTTTAGAATCAGAATTCCAAACATCATACCCACCATTGCTAGTTGAATTAAGTACTGCTTCTGAAGATATTACACCTGAAGAGTCATAGTATGTATAAAGTGTATCATAAATAGTTGAAATATTTATATTAAAGGATGATGGCTTGGAGAATACAGAAAGAGTACCGTAATCATCTATGTTTGCGTATTGTGTTGATGGTGCATTTGTTAAGAATTCACCGACTCCTCCTAATGCTACAGTTCTTAAATTAAATCTATTAACAGAATAACCGAACCTTCCATACTCAATATCTAAAACATCTGAGTGCTTTAAATACCCATTGAACAGAGTATAAGTTATTGAGTTCTTTTCCTCTCCACAAGCTTCTCTTATTACATCATTTGATTGGTTGCCTGAACAATCAGTAGCACCAAGATACTCTACTCCAAATTCTACTGCAAGAAATCTAATTAGTTTTTTATTTGTAGAATACTTATCTATTAAGTGTATTGGTATGCTTTTATTTGCATCTGTCTTATACTGACTATATAAATTACCTAAATTATCTGCACTAACAAAGCTTTCAATAATCGGTCTGAAGTCAAACATTCCAACCCCAGCATTATTTGGAGTTGTTTTAAAAGTTCCTACAGGAGTATCAGTTGATATGTTTATAGCCTTATCACTTATATATACTTTTGCAATAAACTTTACTCTAGATTCAGTACCTACAACCGAGCTATTTTTAACTGTTAATATTACATCTTGAGCTACAGGTAGAGTTGAATACAGAGGAGCTTGTGAAATTATTGTTGCCATTATTTTACTATTGTTAAACTATTAATTATATCTTCTTTTACATTACCTAACAAGTCTTTACCAAACTGCTTTAAACCAAGTCCTAAAGGCTTTTGAAAGAAGCTTATTCCTTGTATTCCTTTACGCCCAATACTTCTAGCTATTAAGAACGTTAAAGTCTTACGCTTCATAAACTTTCCTTTTGCATCCCTTGGTGCTAATCCTTTCTTTACTGCCCACTTATCTAAAGCACTGCTAGGTGGTTGTGAGTGTCCTTTTGAGTTCTTGTAGCCGTAAGGACTCTTTATTACTTTTCCCTTATAGTCTTTAAAGGTTCTCTTTGTCTTAGTTCCTGAAACTCCTTTATCTACAAACTGACCATAACTAGACATATAGAATTGTACTGTGAAGCCGTCTGCTGAAGTAATTACTTTAAAGGTTATTGAGTTCTCTAGCTTTCCTCCCTTACCTGCTTTTTGTAAATTACCCTTAGAACGATTTACTACTTGTTTCCCAAAGCTCTCTAAGTACCTTTCTATATTGTCAGTTTTCACTATTCTTCTAATCCAACAAATATTTCAACTCTAGCTGTAACTGCTGTTGTTGGTTGTACTTGTAAAGATGCTAAGTCTTCCATAGTTCCAAATGAAGGAGATGTATCAGCTTCTGCTAAAGCTAAATCTGCACCCTGACAAAGAATGTGAGATTGCCCAGGTGTAAGTATCACTTGGTAATTTGAAGCTGTAGTAACTACTGCTAGTTCAATATCAACAGCCGTTTCTAAGTTCGTTAATCTTACATACTTTGTTTTAGCTACATTAATTGCTCCTGCTGAAGTTGAAGGCAATGTATCAAATACTGCTACTGTAGTGACTACACTAGCTGTGCAAGTTACAATCCTTTCAAATACATCATTGATTCCTGTTGTGGTTACTGAATTACTAGAACCTCTTAGACTTCCGTTAAGCGTAATTGATTCTGATAGTGTTGTCGTTAGTGTTGCCATTTTTATAAGTTTATTGTTATTTTAAATTTTTTCCATCCTATCTGTATTGTTAGCCAACCAATCTTCCATTTCACGTTAATACCCTGCTCCACTATATGTTACAGGGATTGTACAAGCCTGGAAGTCATTCTGAACTAAGACACCAATAGTGAATACCCAACCACAAGCTACATTGTCAAACCTTTCTGAGAACGGCTCTATTGTAAATTGGTCTTGAGTAAAGTATATCGGTGCATTAATATCATTCGTTCCTGCTAAAGACTGTTGCTCACTATGTCTAAGCATACCAATGAAGTCAGTACATATTTGTAGTGTTTCATTCAATACATCTTGTTCGTTACTTAAAGTCTTTACTAATTTAGGAAAGTCTGCTGAAGCATTATTCTTAGTCCAATCAGATTTTTCTGTTACCATATCCATTATAAAGATTTGGAAGTTATAAGTAAGCTGACTATCCCCTGTTGAAACATTTGTAGGGTTTATATGAAGTAAAGGGAACTTAGTGTTCTTGTCTGCTAAATCAACCTCCCATATATCCCCGACTGAGGTTGTGCTTATCTGCTTATGATATTCTCCTAACCTAAGCAAGGTGTTTATTACATTATTATATGTTTTGTTATTAACCATTTCTTTTTACTTTATTTTGTGAGTTCAAATCTGTTTCATAACTTAACCAAGTCAGGCACTCTAAAAGGCTTAGTCTTGTTATTGCTTCTAAGTTTACTATTTGTTCATTACACAATCTGTGGAGAACACCGAACCATCCCCACTTGCTTGCGAAGTCATTACTAGCTATTGCGTCTTCGTTTCCTTCAGCCTCTCCATCAAATATAATGGCAAAATCTCGCTGAATACCTTCCCTAAAGTGTAAAAAAAAACCAATGCACTTTGCACTTGTTCAGCTGACATCTGTTTCATTTCTTCTGCTCTGAGCCGAATATCTCCATCATAAGCATCAATAATATATATATCATTCTTCTTTAATTTAACAGGACGATAGAGTACAGCCATCAATTCAGGAAGGTTTGTTTCTATTCCGTTCTTGATAAACTGCTCAATGTCTGCGTATTCTCCTAAACTAATACTATCTAAGTCAGGGTGGAATCCGTACTCAACACCATTAATCTCTATTAGTCTTTTAAGCTTTGTATCTTGCTTAGCTTGTAGTTCTCCAATCTTGCTCATTATAGCCACAACATCTGACAAAGCTAACTCCTGAACCAACCGTTTAGGAATGTCTGACAAAGCTTCAATAGTCTTAGTAGCTTCTTCAGTCTTTGTACCTGTTTCAAAGTCAATCAGTTGTAGCCAAGTAGATAGAGTAACTTCTTCCCAACTGCTAATTAGTTTGAACACTTCAATCTTCCCTTCTTTTTTAATTTTTACTTTCATCTAATATATAATAGAAAAAACTTGTTTTTAGTTTAAAGTTTGTTATCTTTGTGCTGAAAATAATATGTTTGTTGTGATTTCTTGGTTGCGTATTAGGGTGTTAAGTTTTGGGAATTCTTAGCACCCTTTTTTTATTACTCTCGTTTATCTATTGAACGTAATACCTACCTACGTTCTTATCTATCTCATAATACATCCTCATAGCTAAAGCATCAGCATAATCAGGAGAACGTCCTAGAATAGCCTTAACTGTGTCTTTAGGTATTATCTGTAGTTTGTTATCCTTGTCAGCGTCTTTCATTCTGACCTGCTCTAACTCTTCTGATATTTGATTCTTAACATTTACATCTGAACAGCTGATTCCAATTTGTCCTTTGTTTATTTCGTCTGCTAGTTTGTAATAGCATTGAGTCTTTAAGTTCTGATAGTTCTCCCCTTTTAAAGCTCTAGCATTATTAGTGAATCCTTGACAGCGTAAGTAATCTTTAACACCACCACCTACTCCGTCCTCATCTACTATTATATTCCTTAAAGCTACTTGGTTCTCTTGTTGTAGTTTCTTAATTTCGTCCACAACATCATTTACAGCCGATTTAAGGATAGTTCGTATGTATTTAAGGTGTAAGCCTTCCCAAAGCATTATAACTGTCTTATCACTTCCAAAACGTGCTACATCACAACTGATATACTTTTCTCCTGTTATTCCTTTCTGACTGAACATTCCCATTATTGAATTATAATCTATAAGGCTATCATCAGTTGCGTCATATTCCCAATTCCCAAATAGAAGTCTTTGTTTACTTAGTTCGTCTAATTGAGATAGCTGAGTTTCATAGTGCTTAGATATATAGCTATTATCAATCACTAAAGATTGAATAAACTTTCTATAAGGTTTTATTGTATTCTCTTGTGCAGGTCTGTAATACTCTGAGTATACCCAATTCTTAGCAGGGTTACACGTCATAAGCATCTTAGGTATAAGTCCGTTCTCGTCTAACTTGTATCTAAGTCTTGATGCTACTACATTCTTTGCCTTTTCAGTTATCTGATTTGCTTCATCTATGAAAGCTCCTGTTATTTCAAGCGAACCTAATGAGTCAAAGTTTCGGTCTGATGGATAAAGGAATAAGTCTTTAAGTATTATCTCAGAACCATTGTAAAAGGTTATCACATTACTTGAACCATTGAACGTGTAGTCTTTTAAAGCTTTTAAGTTCCACTCAGTACATACTTCAAAGAAAGTGTTTAATGTAGTCTTCTTTAATGCATCAAGCTTTGACCTTCCCATTAAGTATCTAGTCTTAGGATATGTAAGGCACATTGTAATTAAGTAACTACAACCTACCCAAGACTTTCCACCACCTGCTGCACCTCCAAATAACACCTCTTTAGTCTTGTCGTCAAATAAATACTTTAGACACTCCTTTTGCTTAGGTGTGAACT